TTTAAAAGATTTTAATCCTTTTTTGAGCCTTGGACCAGAGCACAAGATAAGCCTCCAAAGGCATCAGGCATGTCCCATAGAGATAGTTGATAACTGAGCTATACGGAATGCCAGCCGCTGTAGCCAGATTTGGCAGTGTGAAGCCGTTACGTTTGGATGTAGTCTTGATCTCTTCTGCCAGCTTTAGACTGGCAATGCGTGAGTTGATGTCACTGCGTTTCGCTAACTGTGTCTTCAGCTTGTATCGTTCGTTGCGTGTCATTCTGTTTATGTATTAATGGTTGGTTAGTCTCTCGGAGAAGCTGGAAGAAGGCATTAGCTGGCATCATTACCAGCCAGTCTTTTCCGTTTCGTTTATGTGCTACGATGGGTAGCTTGTTAGCTCCTGCGTCTCTGGTAGCTTGGTCTATCCAATTATATGGATTTCCTCCCTCAGTTCGCTTCACTTCGAAATGAAGTCCAGGCAAGTCTCCACAGATTACGTCTGGCGAATCAGTTCCTCCTGAGAACTGCTGTCCTCGACGAGCTTCGTAGCCTTCGGCTCTGAGCATGTCACGCCATTCCCTTTCTCCTCTACATCCCTTTGCTCTGCTGTTGATCTTGCCCATATACGTTCATAGTTAGACTCGTAGGCTTTGAGGTCTACTGGTCGTGGTGTGTCACCTTTGCCTGCCATATTAGTAATCGTCTCGAAGCATTGCCTTGTTGATTGATTCAATCTGATAACCTTGAGCAAAGGCTAAAGCCCTGAACGCCTTGGTTAGCTCGAAGATGTTACTATCTTCTTCGATTGTGATCTCAATGGTTTTGGTATCACTGATTAGTTTGATTGTCATAGTAGGTTGGTTAGTCATAATAGAAAAGAAAGTGAGTTGCTTGGCTAGACTGCTTTTGGCTATCCTTGTCGCGGCAGTAGGGGTAAACAAAGGTAGAACACAACCTTCAGGAAATAACCTCCAAGCAACTCAAAAGTGTTAGATCACCAAGGGATTTCTGAATCGTCATCAACAGGCTTTGCAGCCTTGTCCATCTTAACTGTTGCTGCACCGTCCTTCGGTTTGAATGACAAGCTCATGTAGGTTTTACCATTGCCCTTCTTGATCCATGCGCTGATCCACATATCGACTCCATCAATAAGGGCTGAACCGTTGTAATCTGGGTGATTGTCCGTTGTCTTGCGGTCATTCTTGAAGAGTGCTCCGCTATTGTCTCGTTTTTCCATATTTCTTGTTTTTGGGTTTGGTTGTTCTCTGTCGTGCTGATCTCTTTAAGAGAGCAACAAAAGTGTCTGGTGTTATCTTGAGTATGCCGTCTGACCAACTATTGATCATCTGGCAAAGGTCGTTACAAGCTTTGCTTTGTATCCACTCAGCACCGTTGATGAAGTCCGTCATATCCTCCACCATTGGTCGATGGCATTCCTTTTGCTTGAGTGTGACTGAATCGATTAGGCCAATGTCGATACCCTTAACTGCGTCCTGTAAAGCGCATTTAATGATCTCTAATCCTAACCATGCGTATCGGTTTTCAAGTGATTGCTCACCTGAGTTGAATAGCTTCCAGTCTGATATTGCGTCACTCATTTAGTTTGAGCCAAGACGGGACAACAAGGTCTGTCCATCCCTGTGTGTATCCTAGCCAATTATCCTCAAACAGGCACTTGGCGTATGTTTCAAGGTCTTTTTTATACTCTTTGCGACCTAACTCCATGAGAGCAGTTGGCACAGTGTAAATGGCAGTTAGATAAGGTGGTTTCTTCTCTTGAGCTAAGAAGATGAATCCCTTGCTTGGATTGCCTGTGATAAGCTCCAAAGCGTCACAGTAATAAGCAGCTTGGACATGGTAACGGAAATTGAATACCGACTTACCGAATCCAGCTTGGCTAGCATCGTCGCAGGTCTTGTAGTCGAGAATGAACCCATCATGGCGGATAGCATCCAGCCTTGCTCTACACTCCACTTCTTCGATTGGATCTGTCCAGAACAGGCTAGCCTCGGTAGAAGCGATGCCATAGAGAAGGTTAGCCGCTAACTTATCCGCTTTGATAGCTGCAACCATGCCGTCTAACTGATCCTTCTCAGCCTGCGAGATGATCGTCTTACCGATTGCCTGTGACTGATGGTATTCATACTCAGCTTTACCTTCTTTAGTGCGTCGATCCAGCTTAGGCAAGACATAAGCCTGAGTCTCGAACTTGTCAGGTTCTAGAACGGCTAGGTGAGCAAGGGAACCAAACAGCATAGCTGGAGACGGATCTTCCTTTGGTGCAGTCTTGCTATGATGGAACATAGCTGGACACTTATGGACTACATCCAGACCGTGCTTACTGATCTCAGAACGTGAGTGATACTCCTGATCGTTGAGATCGTTGATGATGGTGTTCTGTTTCATTTCGCTTCCTCCTGCTGCTTGTTAAGGTAGGCAAGAATGCGTTCCTGCTCTTTGGTTGTTGTGTCAGCAATGTACTTTTTGTTAAGTTTGGCTAGTAACACTGAGACAAAGCGTTCCGCCATTGGATGCTCAATGATTTGAACGTCTAACGGAGTTGCTAAAGGCTTTGCAGCTTCAGGCTCTGGTGCAGATGCTGTGGAAAGCCACTGTGCAATGGTCTTTCCAGTGTCCTCGGTGACTTGGAAGATTTTGTCCGTAAACATACCTGTGCGGTCTTTGCTGGCACTAGCCTGATGGCTCATATCTACGTCGAGAACAGTCGTGAACTCATACTCGATGCCATCACGCATGATTGGAGCCATGCCCACCTTTTTAATGGTAGTTCGGCCTGAACTGTCCTTGTCAATAACGTGGTCCATCTTGGAGCGTAAGCAACAGATAACGTGCAGTTTAGACTGCAATACAGCGTCGAGGATGCCTTTGAACTTGTTGCCAGCATCAGCCCAATTGGTATAGGAGTTACCTCCTCGGCCGTCTAGCTTTGATTTATACTCTAGGATACCTTCCCAGATGTGGGAAGCTGAGTCGATTACCAAAACCTCATAGCCAGCACCTTCAGCGGCGTTGATTGCACCAATGAACTTGTCATGGGTAAACGGTGGGCTGAGATCGAGAGTGTCGAAGTCGAACCTGTCACTGTAGAGACTAGCTGAACCATTCTCTGTGTCGATTACTGCCACCTTCTTGCCGTCTGCCAGCCCTTTGGCTAGTCTGAGGGCACTGTAGGTTTTACCTGAGCCAGATGCGCCTGTAACGGCTAGCTTGATCTTGGCTTGTTTGCGTGTTGCTTTTTTAAACATAGTTGTGTGTGTTATTTACCGTTTCTGATGTCTGCAATGTTTCTTGCTGCTGCTGTCGCTTGATCTCGTAATTCATCAGCAAAAAGCTGCTCCGCCTGCTCTTCACAGATGTTCCACGTTGTTCCACTGACAATGTTGGTGATCTCAGTTCCGCCTGCATAAATGCCAATAATGTTTCCACGATGATGTCCAAAGAACACGCCTGAAACTCCTCGCATTTCTGTTAAATCGCTATCGTAGCGGATCTCTGGTGTGTTGCCTCCAAGATCCGTTACGTCGATGAGCGCGGCTATTGCGTCAGCCATCTCAGAGAGTTTCTCTGGCAACTCGTTTATGTTTAATCCGTTTATTTTCATGTTGGTTATTCTCCTTGAAACTTCTTTCCCTGACAGTCTTGCCAGCCTTTGTTATAGGCTGATCTGCGGATGTGGTTAATCAACCGATCTTCAATGATGCCCTGCCTCCAGATGAAGCAGGTGAAGACTGCGGTGGCTACTAATGAGCCACAGAGGAAAGGCAAGATGATAGTTAAGTCCATTGTGTTCGGTTTGTTGTTTGGTTTGTGCGTTACAGCCGCTTAGTTGTTACAATATTGTTGCTGTGCGTTTTGTAACTCCAAATACTGTTGCTGTGCGTCCTGAACTTTGTCGGTGGGTACTCCCAGCCATTCGCCACAATCTGAGAGATACTCAATGCGGGTAGCAATGTAGCTATTGCCAGGATTGCTGCGGCGGATGCTGCGGCTGAACTTATCTTCAGCAATTACAGCAGCTTTAAGACTGCGATGAGTGCTGATTGGGTTACGGTTAAAGGTATCGTAGATGCTATATTTGGTGGTCATTGTCGTGTTCGGTTTGTTGTTAGCGTCAGCTTGTTTGTTGCTGACGAACTGAGACTAATGCTTTTAAAAGATTACGCAACAACTATTTTAACCGATAGTGCGGAATACTTCGTAAACAGTTGCAAACCAACACAGTAAATGTTTTGCGTTCGATGCGATTATCACGAATCATATCACGAATGATATCACGCATTCTACTTGATCGGAGTTTAAATATAAATTCCAGTTGCAATCTGGTTTTCCACTCTTCAGGAACGATGTCTGTCCTGCTATTTTCGGATGCTTGTAAAGCAGAAAGCCAGTCAGAATTCTTTGAATCCTGTGGGCAAAAACCACTTGCCAGTGATGTCTTTTCTGGCGTGCCATGCTTGCCAGTCACCTGTTTTTTCGTTGATTGTGCCATAAATCCAGCCGTTTGAATGTCTCAGTGTCGAGGTGTGAGCACTGTTGTAGTGCATCTCAACCTCACAGAGAGCACCGCTAGACATTGCAATCCTTTTGTCAAGACCTGCTATGGTGACGGAGTCTGCGGCATGGATGTGACCGAAGATGCATGAGCCGTAGACTAGAGCGTGTTGCCTGCAAGCGTTGATGCCGTGATGAAAGCCATGGAGGAACCTAACGTTACCAAGCTGCAACACGCCTAACCGTTTGTGATAGGGTTTAACAACGCATTTGAGCTTCCCATAGAGTGCAGCAAGCTCGATGCAGCCTTTCATCGCGTAGTCTGCTTTAATGCCTGCTGTGTGATTCTCAGCGAGGTCATAGAGCCGCTTATCATGATTGCCTTCCAATACATAGTTAGGCTTCCAGACTCGCAGGAACTCACAACCTGCTGTCCAGTCTGCCTGCATGGACTCAGCCTGCTCTTCTGCGCCTGCTCCTCGTCTCAATGGTCTAAGGTCAAAGATGTCTCCACCGAAGATCTTGTCGTGCGGCTTAAACTCCTTTGTGAACTCATGGAGAGTATTTACCGTTGCACTGTCCTGCTTATCACCATGTAGATCAGTTGCAAAGATAAAGCGGCGCATATTTATTTGTTAGACTTACGTTCAATGAGCTTTTGAGCAGACTCAAGCGTTTCTTTCACACCTGCTAGTGCTCCTGTGGCGAGGTAGACACGATACTTGCCAGAGGTTGACTTGATGATTCGTGAACCGTCTGTGCCGTTGAGGATGTTGGGTGAGGCTGGATCAGGTTGGAACATCACTCTTGATGAAGAAACCTCTAAAAGTTTTGCTCTAGCTCTATCAATGCTAACAGCAGAATCTCCTCCTCGTTCGTCACCACGCATGTACTCCGTACTATCCTCAAGTAATCCAGCAACGTCCATTCCGTCGAATTCAAGCGAATCGAGTTTCGAGAATACAGCTCGTCGCAAAGTTTTTTCGCCAACTCCTGTCTTAACTGCGGATCTATCGCCAACAAGAAGGTGTTTAGTGAGGTTATCAAGAGTGTATGCTTTTCCATCAAGAATTACCTTCGTGCCATCTTTAGACAAAGTCAATTTGTTTAACTCTGGGAAGAAATGCGTTGCATATTCGCTAGACATCGTTGCTAAAACACCAACGTCACGAACATAATCCTTGCCACCAGTCCACCCTACAGGTGTAGCACGTGGATTTGTCCCAATGCCAGCAAAGTCTATATATGATGTATCACCTGTGCGAAGAGCACTTGCTAGCATAGCGTCAATGCGTCGAATGTCTGCAATTGCGCTTACTCCATTAGGATCTGGAACCAGTTTCAAACCATTATTCTTGGCGAAGAGTCCCAAGATTTGATACGATGCTTGACCTAATTGTTGTTTCTCTCTACTAAGAGGGTCATTATAACCATCAATTGGTGTGCCATCTGATTTCTTCTTGTTAACTTGCGATGTATCAATCCAAGCATAATTATCATCGTGGATGATACTAGCAAAGCCTTCTGGAGTGCTAAGTCTGATTACATTTGCGTAACCACGTCCAGGAATTGGATTGTATCCCATTTCCTCTACAGTTACATCATTACCTAAGCCCAAATCATTAACAATACCTTTAGCATTTGTAGATGTTGATGCTTTTTTAGCAATAAATGTTTCCGGTAAATTAGCTAGTTTAATGAATGTTTCTCCAGTCTTTTTAACTCCAGATAGAGTTTTCTTTCTGAGACTTTGAGCAGCACTGTTTAATCCTTCATAAACACGTTTATTAAACTCCTTTGTTACTCTCTCTGTAAACGCATCCTTTATTCTTTTGATCGCTTCAGTATCTCCAGATTTCACTGCTTGAATATACGCTGGATCTTCTTCTAAAGTAGGCTGGAAGCGTTTGGAGGATTCTGCTTTATCAGCGTTCTTCAACACGATAGCCTCATCCATAGCCTTCTTAACCGCTTTCTCCTTCGATTCTGCGACTCCAATTAGCTTGCCAGTGTCATCGTAGGTGCGGAAGAGTTTTGATCCTGTTTTGTTGAGGATACGGAAGCCGTCTGGATTGGTGAAGGACTCACCGTTAGGGAGGGTTTCGGGAGTGAAGGCAGATGGTTGGAAGTTCTTCATTGTCCTTTCAAAGGTCGTAGCCTCCTCAAAGGCAAACCTATTTCCTGAATCGACAAGCTTGGCAAAGCGTTCAACACGATAATCTTTAATCGTATCTTGAGACTTCCTAATGACCGAATCAGGAACATTCAACAATGATTCACCGTTACGAAGTCGGAAACCTAAAGCTTCATAGAACAGATTGCGTTTAGCTGAACCTTTAGCACCTCCACCGAATAGCGTTGCAGAGTCACTGACTGGCATCACCTGCGTTGCGTTCTCTAAATACCTTTTGAAGTCTTTGAGAGCATCGGCTGGATTGCTGTAAAGGTCTTTAAACTGTGGCTTATTCAGTGCAGTTGCTAAACGTTGCCTTACGCGAGTCATATCCACTGCCTTGATGTTGACTCCTTGCTGGCTGTTCATCGTGACAGCATAGGGAAGGATCTCGTTGTGACTTGGTGGATAAACACCAGCCACCATCTTGCCACTTCTTTGTCCACGTTCGTATGCCTTGTAATAACGAGTATCAAACGTCGATTTGTCAGGGTTCTGCATCGAGATAATGACATCTCTCAACACTGCGTTTGCAGATTGATCAAGCATATCACTCTCTAAGATAGCAGTAAGAGCATCAGGACTGAGTTGACCTTTAGCGGTCATCGTTGTCTTACCTGACTTGTCTCGGCTAAACTCAATGCCTTTCAGCTCACTCTCTGGCAATGGAGACAACTTATTGACCATATTCTGCCAACGTGCAGTAGCTTCAGCAGCAACTTGTGCAGATGACTTTGGAGTGTTGTCCTCGTTGAGAATGCCTCTAGCACCACCATAACTCTTAGCCCAGATAGCACGATCAGCAGGTTTAACAGGGATCAAGTCCGGCTTTTTGCTAACGACTGTCTCAGCAGTTGATTTCTGAGAGTAAGCACGTTTAAAGATCTCATCCAGTTTAGGAACACGAATGCGCTTACCGTTAGGATCTCGGAATGACCTTGATGGAGCATCAAAGCCAAGATCCATGCCACGCTCAAAAACTACTGATTGGAATGCATTGTAAATGCCGTCATCAATCGCATTGAGTGCGTTACGATACACCAAAGGAAGTCGATCAGGATTGAATCGACCTGCTCTGATACGATCAAAGAACTTTGCGCCGTAGTCTGCTGCTAGTTCATCAGCAATCTCACTGCGAGTCTTAATAAGGGAGTCCTTATCAGTGCTATTCTTGAGAATATTGGCTAAACCTTGGAATCTGGTTCCTTCATCTGTGTTTTTGCCTTTGTTATATGCATCGCGGATCTGTTCTGCAACTCTAGCAAGTCCAGCGTCATCAAGGAACCCAGGCTTTATGATTTCACCTGTAACTGGGTCAGGAATGCCATAAATAGCTTCCTCAACTTGTGCCCTATATTGACGTTTAATTTGAGATGAAAGGATCGAATGGGTAGCTTCATGAGCAGGTGTGTCAGCTTGAAGTAGTCTCGGGTTGAGAACGATTTCATTCTTGATGTTATCCAACCACCCTGGTGCATTCCATTCTTTACCCTCGGCTAGTGTTGCAATACGCATTCTACCACCAGCAGCTTCAGCCACTCGGAGTGCATCCATTTGAGAAGCAGCACGTTCTGGACCGACCTTATCCACAAGAATCCGCATTGCATCTGACCAAGCAGCTTGTTCCATTTCTGGTCGGCTAGCAATGAAGCGGTTGATGTCTCCAGTCGCGTTTGTTCGTGTTCTTAACGTCGAACCACCGAAAGCTTCTTTACCAATGTCAAAGCCAGCGTTCAGCGATCCATAGAATCCACCAAGTGCAAGACCAGCACCCATTCCTGCTGCAACACCTTCTAGATTACGTTCAGCTAGTCCACCTAAAGCACCGCCAACCACAGAGCCAGCAGCACCACCCTTGAGAGCACCTTTGGATAGATCAATGACGGTTCGTGCAATAGGTTGGAACTGTGCTAAACCAGCAGCAGCTTTGCGAACTACTGGCGAAGTCAGAGGATCAAGTGCAACACGTTCCAAACGTCCTGCTCTTGATGCTTCCTCTTGTGAAACACGGAGAAAGGAGCGGAAGAACTCTGCAACCTTCTCAGTTGTTTTAGCTTGAGCTAAGAAGACAGCAGGTGCTCCAGCTACTACAGAGCCACCTAATACAGTTCCTTGCGCTGCGGTTCCCATGCCAGGAGCTACAGTTTCAACAAACTCACCAAGCTTTTTGAGTCCTTGACTAGGAAGACCAGCAGTGAATTGAACTGCTCCAGCAGTGGTTTCTGCTGCCCTTAAACCTGCCTGTGCCATTGGACTTGGTGCAGTTGATGCAAAGGCTCCCATGGGTGCGTTGGGATCTGGAGTGAATGGACGCATTACTTGACCTTCTGGCCCTGTATATGCTGGAGGTAGATTATCAACACCTTGTGCAGCAGTTCTTGCAGCAGTTTCAGCAGCCGTTTCTACTCCTTCAGTTCCAGCAGCCCTAACAGCACTTTGTGCAGCAGCTTTAGCGGCAGCTTTAGTAATCAAAGTCTTACCTCCTTTGAGAGCTACTTTGACCAATGCTCCACCCAATCCAGCAGCTAAGAACGGATCAGCGAACTGTCCACCTCTAGCGACTTCTGGAATAGAAGCATTCCGCATCGTTGACTCCATCGCATAGAGTCTGTTTACAATCTCAGAGTCACGTTGTTTTTCGGATGCAATAAGGTTGTTATAGTCTTCCTCGGTGTTGACTCGATCTTGACCTACGGCATTTGGAATCATTCCACCCATTCCCATGAAGGCATTGGATGCGTAATTAGGCTTGGCTACCTTTCCAACAAAGTCTTCCTTGCGTGGGATAGGTTGAGCAGGATCAAAGATCTTGTTCAGGATGTCATACGTTCCCACCATACCTGCGGTCATACCTTCACCAAGTGACTTGGCTACTTCTACGCCTTCACCTTGATAGGTCTTGTATGCTGCTGTGCCAATGCCAGTAGCTAGTTCATCTCTGACTTGATTGAACGTGTCCTTGGCAATACCAAAGAACTCACCTGGCGAAGTCTTCTTGTCAGCTTGATACTGTTTAAACAAGACGTAGTTATCATTCGACATCTGCTGGAATGGGTCAACCAAGTCTTGCCCTTCCATGGCAGCATTCTTCACTCCCTCAACGTAGTCTGCCATGTCCTTACCAGTAGGCTTAAACATGGCATTCACAGACTCATTGATTTGTTCCTGAGTCGCTTCATCAGGGAATACAAGGGTTTGATTGCGAGACTTGATGAAGACTTCTTTGGGCATATTATTTTATAGGTTCGAATCTTCCTGTTGCAGGGTTGATATCCATGTTAATTTTTGGAGGAACCGCTGATTGTCCTGATTCAATAGTGTTAGCACCTTGACCTTTCTTTCTGTTTGAGATTTCAATCATTCTAGCCTGTAAACTTCTCAAGCTACGCAAAGCTTGTTCATCTGTTCCTGCCATATTGATGCCAGCTAAAGCTTGCCCAATCATAGCACGCTCTTCATTTGAGAACGAACCTTGACCTGCAAAGATACTTGAACCAATTGCTGTCACTTTAGATTTCAAAGCTTCAATTTCTGCTCTTGTCCCAGAAGCAGTTGTTGGTATACCAAGTCTGTCAGAAAGTCCTTGATAGATATTGCCACTTTTACCAGTAGCATCTGCAATCAATTCTTCCTTCCTTTCCCTTTCTGCTTTTTGTTCAGCGGTTTCATTGCTTGTTTTTGGTGGGCCTAAAAGATTATTCATCTCCTCAACAGCATTATTCAAGATGTCTCCTGTGCTTAGTTTAACCACTCCAGAAACGCTAGGATCAACAGGAACATCGACAATCTTACCATTCACCAAAGCTTTGCCAGCAATAGGCTTTCCAGTTTGTGAGTCGATTAATGGATAAGCAGTGAATGCAGACTCAGGAGACTGTGCAACATCAACAAATTGAGGTGAAGTTATGCCAGCACCTGAAACCATCATTTTACCAGTGCCAGGGATCTCTCTAGTTTGAAGAGGTTTTTCAGGTTGTTGAATTGCGGGAGCCTCTCCATAATAAGCAAGTACATCAGCAGCAGCTTTTTGCTGAAAAGCCTGAATAGTGCTCGCCTTGGTTGTTCTATCTATTCCTCCAGCATAGTTCACAATCTCATTAAACCTGTCTTCAATCAGCTTATTATAAGCAATCCGTTCACGACTAGGTTGAAGCATCTGTTGTTGTGAAGCCTGCTGAACTACCTGTTGTTGAGGCATTTGAGCCTGCTGAGGAGCATAGTTTTCAAGTGCAGGTGGTTGGACCACTTGTTGATTCATACCTTGCCCATATTGATTCAACACATCTGAAGAAATTGGACTCGTTTGATAAGACTGCTGTAGCAAATCTTGTGCATACATATCAAGCCTTGGTTGTTGTGATGCTAGGTTGTCCATATAGTTATATTATGTGTTAACGTCCAGCACGGCGCATTTGCATGTAGTAGCGTTCAAGTGCATCAATCTGCTCAGGAGATAATTGAGGCACTAATGATGCCCCAAAACCTGGACTAAATGGTAAAACTGAAGCGGCTGGTGAGGCGGCTGGTGAGGCGGCTGGTAAAGGAAGTCCTGGATCTTGTCCTATTGGTGAAGGACTTGATCCCATACTTGGTGCATTTAACCCTCTTGTGAGTTTGTATTGCTCAGAACTACCTTGTTGCATTTGTCGATTTCTTTGGTTAATCGAATCAATAGTCTGTATACGTTGAGCCTCTTGACCTAGGGAGTTCTGGAACACAGCCTGCTGTTGTGGACTCATATTACCAATGTTCATGTATTGTTCAGACAATACTGGGTTCATGGGCACTCCAGTCGCTTGAGACGTGGATTCTAGACCACTGTATTGAGCAGCAGCACCTTGTTGGGAAGCTTCTGATCCAGCTTTTTGATCAGCGTATTTCTGAACCATGCTACCAATGCTACTTGCTGCTTTTTTGATTGTCTCAGCATTCTGTCGAGTAGGTGCAGTCATCATGTTATACGCATCATCTGGAAGCGTCTTAAATCCTTGTCTGTAAGCTCCAAAATATCCACCTTGATTCATAGTTTTAGTCTTTCATATAGGTTAGTTTTTCCTGTGATGCCCATGGCACTTGTCCTGAAATATTCTCGATTGTCATGTCCAGCTTCGGACAATGCACGAACTTAGGAGCGTTTAGACGACGATCAACGCAACGTGTGCAAGCATGAACGTAGTCAACGTTATGCGCTTTCTCTGCCTTCTCACGCCACTTGCCATTAGCTTTCTCGTAACGGTCTGAGTCGTATGGAACATCATAGCGTTCGATGTAGTCCCATACGTCATCATGCGTCCAGTCTCGAAGAGGGAACATCATGTTAGACTGATTCCAAAGAACTCTTGAATCAATACGAGTTCCAGCGTCACCACCTAGAATTGGATCTGAATCACAACCTTTGTGACCTATCCACAGTGCATCAAACTGAGGCACTTCTAGCATCAGTTGCTTTGGTCGTTTGAGGATGTCTAACGAGCAAGTGTATGAACACCCTTCGATTGGCTCTACGATGCCTGTAGGACATGTTAGAATCGTTGAGTTAACCTGATACAGGTTCTGCACTTCAAACTCATTATCTGTCTGTTGAAAGGCAGATTCTTGAGGATGCCAAGTGTAAACCAACAAGTTCCACCGTTTGATTAACTCATCAGCGAAGACATACTTCCTTGGTTCCCATGGTTCACGAAAGAAGATGACAGGCATAGAGATGCCCATGCCTTTCATAATGTGAAGAAGCACCATTGAGTCCTTGCCACCAGACCAACAAATCATCCCTTTTGGAAACAACTTGATGCCACTGGTAATGATCTTTTTTGTGTTTTCGAGTTTAGTCATTAGAATAGACCAGCACCAACGATTGCAGCAGTTCCAAGAGAACCAGCAGCAGCAACACCTGTGCTGATATTTTGTGCTCTATTAGAGGCTTTTGCAGCATTAGAAGTGAATGCGTTTTGTGCGTTCTGCGAGTAAATATCAGATGCCATCTGTGATTCAGGCTGAAACTGTCTGCCTGCCATCAGTCCAGAGGCTTGACCTGCTAGACCGGAAAGCGTTTGTGCCATCGGTTGATAAGTCGTGTTGTAATACTGAGGAACGCCAGATGTCTCTAGTTGGTTAGCCACATTACCAGCAAACTGCTGTCGTTGGCGTTGCATCGCTTCACCCATTCCATACTGACTCATGATCTCCGCACCGATTGCACGGTTGCCTGTGCCCATACCGCGAGCAGCATAAGCACCTCTAGCCTGCTGTTGTGCAATCCTCTGTTGTTCAGGCGTAAGGCTAGAACCAGCGGCTAGACCTTCTTCTGCTTGTGTTTGGAGTTGTGAGAGCAGATTAGCAGATCCAGCACCTTGACGATACTGCTGCACGAACTGCGGCATGTATTTTGCCTGCTGTGCAATGTCAGCTTCAGAGAGTTGGTTCTGATAATCAATCAGCCCAGGCATTGCCTCACCGTAAATACCCTGCAAGCCTTGCAAGCCTTGTCCTAACTGTGAGATGTTAAGTGCAGTGTATTGTGGTTGATACTGCTGTTCTGCTGCTAGAATCTTAGGCGCGAGTTTCATCTGCGCGTTAAGAGTCTGAGTCATCATCTTCGCGTACGAGATGGGTTCTGGAGCTTTAGGTGACGATCCCATATTTTGCTTTCATTTTGTTGAAGTTGTGAGCGTGATATTTAGTTAAACCATGACGTTGAAATACTGCATGCTCTAAAGCGTGAGGAGCTTTAATCAGTATATCCTTAACTGAGCCAGAGGCAAGATGCACAAACCAGCCGTTATGTTTGTCAGTTAAAAAGAACGGTTTCACACCATCCCAATAACATTGTTGCATAAGGCAGAAGCTCTCATCGGATGAATAGACAACTCCATACTGAATGCAACTGCCTAACAATTCCTCGAAAGAGACTGCATCAGTCATGCCTTCAAGCCATTGTTTTGCTCGTTGCCATGGTTTCATTTACCAAAGAGCGGTGAAGTTAAGGAAAGAATCTGCCTTTACTGGACCTGCTCCACCAGCATAAGAGAGAATGCCAACGCCAAACCCATTAACTGTCTTGAAGAAAGCAGCATTTAGTCCTGTAGAATCACCTGATCCAATACCACAAACAGGCATTGTTAATGATGAATTATTACTGCCAGTCTGAGCATATAGATTAATACAATAAGTTGAGGCACTTGGCTTGTTTGTGAAGTTGATCTGAACTGCTGTTGCCACATTTGATGGAGTTGCAGCATTGCCATAAACAGAATAGATATTGCCACCAACAAACGTGTAACCATACCAATTGACAGTTGTTGTCAGTGCGGTGGTTACAAGGGGAGTCGTTACTGTAAATACAGTTGCGCTTACTCTTGTAGCTGAGTACCAACCAGCAGCGAATCCTGTAACTGCTGGGATATACAACACATCGCTAGTTCTGATTCCGTGAGCCGTGTTGGTTGTAATTGTAACCGTTGTGTAGTTCAGAATTCTCACTGCTGAACCTGAATAAGTTGTTACGGTTGCAGAGTGCGTTTCAATATTGCCAAAAGCACGAATCTGAAAGAATGAACTAACAGTCTTGAGTCTTCCACTGTCGCTTGAGTCTCTGATAAGAAACTCATCACCAGTCCCTTGTTCCACATTGGCAACGTTAACAGGAATATTACCTTGTAGCGGACCAGTCAGAGTCGAGTTAAGAATCAATGATTTCTCATACCATGTAACAGTTCCAGCCGTGTCACCAGCATCTGCGACTGTGACTGTAAACGCATCGGCGGATGTTACTGTCACACTATAAGTGCCATTTAGAATGCTACTAGCAATCGTAGTTCCAGTGAATACAAGATAACGAGTATTGGTGCTGGTTAGGCCATGGGCAGTCTTATTGACGGTTAGTGTTGTTCCTGTTCTTGCCCACGTTGCACTTGTTACAGCAGCACCTCCAAGAGTTGTATCACTGCCAAAGCTAGATGTTGCGTTTACTGTTAGAGTATCTGTTGCAGCATCGCCAAGGATCGTATTACCATTTGCAGTCAATGCGCCAGATAAGGTAGTTGCGCCAGTTACGGCAAGATCAACAGCAGTTGTGCCTGTTGGCAGGTTACTAGCAATGTTAGCAAATGTCACCTTCTTAGCAGGAGAAGCTCCAGCAGTAGCAATCAGGAACTCATCAGCAGGAGCTGGAGTAGCTACAGCATCTTGTCCTGAAATGAACGTTGCAAGAGGCTTGGCATCGACAACGTGGTTCGTCAGTGCATCAGCATTGAGGACGTTACCTTGAACGAATGTTTGTGTAGAAACGAGAGTAGGCATATTTTATTCGGTTGAGACTAGGTTACGGCCTGGGATTACAGCATCAAGAGTTAAACCTCGAATGGTTGGTCGTCCTGAATTGATTGTGAATTTAACGTCGATGGCGTAGGAACGGCGTGAGATCTTGGTTCTGATGTTCTTATCTTCAACTGCGGAGCTTGTGAAGTTAATCAAGTTTACCGTCGAATCAGGATTGGTGGCAATAGAAGAGATGTCAATGTTCGTATTCGCATCTAACAACATATCAGTCTGCAAGCCTGAGAACCGCTTTTGATCAAACGTCTTGAAGCTGTAACGTCTGCTTGTGAGTATTGCTGGAATTGCAGATTGAATCGCTCCCGTAACGAATACGGCTGAATCTGCTCCTGCGGTATCTCCTAACAGAGCAGTTCCTAGAACTGGCGTTCCTGTGCCGTTGTTGAGCAAGTCAACCTCACCCTGTTCGCTCAAGTGAAACTTACGCAGTGATACTGCAAACATCTGATTCCTGTTGTTGTAAACCGCTTGAAGTAGCACCCTAGGCGCATACGAACCAAAGGTTGCGTTCTGCGGATACTTATCCACCGATTCCCATGCTTGATTCAGCAGTGAGTAAACGAGCGTAGCGTTGTTCGTTGTCGGAGGAACATCGGAGTCAATCAGAGGGATTGAGAGGTAGTAACGGTTGTTGAAGAACAATCCGCAAGCGTTCTGGGCATACTGCGTGTTGATGTCCTCAATGATGTCTGAAATTAGATCAGACAGAGGCTTTTGATCACCTACTAACTTGAGGTCTAACGTGTTATTGAGCAGGTAAACGCCACGATCTGAGAGGAAGAACACCTGTTGTCCTGCAAAGGTAATGCTACGCCTTGCAATGCATCCAAACTGGTTGGTGAGAGTCTGAACAAAGGAAGAGTTATCAATCCCTCGATCAATCGTTGTATTCGTGATAGCAGGTGGCGGAATGTAACCGTAATATATGCTATTGCGCTTAAAGATCAGGAACTTGTCCTCTTGAAATGGCACAAAGCCTACGATGTAATCATTATCGCCAACGTTGATCTTGAATTGATCTAGCGAGACATCAAAGACGTTCGGTTCATAGTAGTTAGACGCAGCGATTTCATCACGGCTAACACAAAGCACGATGCGACCTTGGAAATACATTCCGAAGTCTGCTGGAGGCATACAAGCGTCAGTTTCGTTTGCAAGGTATGGGTATTGATCAGCAGTTCCAGCACCATCTACCGCTTGAGGAACCACGGTTACTGTCGAGGCTCCATCAAATACCAAGGGAGCTTTTGCTTTAACACAGTCGAATGTGTTGTGGTTTACAGTTCCTGAAGTTGTCGTTGTGTATGTAATTGATGTTGTGCTAGGAACTGTCTCAACAAAGTAAGTTCCTGAAATATTTGAATGCGTTGGAACATTAACAATGATCTCATCTCCAATGGCATAACCATGATTAGAGGGAAAAGAACTTAAAGTTACAGTTGTTCCAGTGCGACTAGCTGAAGTTCCAGTAAACACATCATTCCTGCTATAACCTCGCAAGATGTAAACCTTGTTCTCAGCTTGGAAGGCATCGACTGGATCAGACTCGGAGATGGAACGGAAGAACGTAGTCGCGCCGATTACCTGTGAAGGATAAGGTCTAGCTGAAGAGATGGTCTTCGTCGTCGTGTTGTAGGTGTAAAGTGCAGTCTCGGAGACTAAAACGATGGACTGCTCACCTGTGATACTCGTATAGAGACAACTGGTTAGGAACTTCTTCCCACCAGTTACAAGTTCTGGAGTCGTTAAGTCTAGACATCCAGCACGCACTCTAGCTTCTCCACGATCCATTCGCATGTTCTGCGCGTATTGCACAAAGCCTGCTGCAACGTTTACAGGATTCTCTCGGCTGGATATACCAACAAAGCCAAGGTCTCCTTCAGTTTGATATGGATTGTTAGGCATAGGTTAAACGATCTTCTGAATATCTTTGCCATTACTTTCCATCCTTTCTCTGACTTGAGCAAGAGACAGCCCAAAGGTAACTTGGAAGTGTGGACTTTCTGTAAAGCTCTTCCACGTTCCAGCCCATTCAATGCCCTTTGCTGCTGCTAGCTTGCCTATCTCAGCGTAGAGTTTGTCAGCTTCAGCGGGTTTCTTTTCGTCGAGATAAACACCACCTTTGAACAGTCCTAAATCAATGGCTAGACCGTAGTTGTGCCAACTGGACCCAGGCTTTGCTTTGGTTACTATCGGTCCTGCTTTAGTCCTTCCAGACGCATAGAGAGCAGCTTGTGCAGACCATGAACGAAGACCTGAGATGACTTCAACAGTCACGCCTTTAGGAGCTAGAAACAACTCAACTTGCACGATAAACGGCTCAAGTTTAGCGAACGCTTTCTTGTTTAGTGATCCAAGGTTTTCAATGGTTCTCTTTGTTCTCATGGCTTTTCTTCTCCTCTTCTGCTGCTGCAAGATCACAGCTTATGAATAGAGCTATGATACCAAGTGATCCTACTGCTATAAAAGCAAACAAGACTCCTAGAACTATGTTAATGACAGTCATTTATCTCTGCCAATGGTTAGGGCACGGGTAAACGCTGCCTGTGAATAAAGTTTCTCACCTGTGGCCTTCCAGCGTCCCTCAACGAATTGATACTCTGTGCCTTCAAGACTTGTCATGGAGGTCGGTGTGTAAAGTGCCGACAAGTTTAGAGAGGATTCTGCGCTCTTTGTCGAGAGCTTCGATTTGCAGCAAGGCAGACTCAGTAGCGCCAACACTAAGCCGAAGCATTTCACGATCAATTTCATGCAGACGTTGAAAGGGTTTCGAGGCATTCACTGCTAGCCAAACTCTCAAAGCCAGTTTGAGCAGTTCAATAATGCCGATCATAAAAATGGCGCAGGGTCAGGACTCGCACCCAACTGTAGGCTACGGTTTATCAGGTCGCTCCTTACCCTGCATTTTGTTATTTGCGACTAAACTTGCCGATGAAATCAGCAAATGCCTTAATCGCCTTTTCTGGCTGTTCGCCGGGGATGAAGGCAAAAAGAACGACGAGCGATGTGCAAACGCCAGAGAGAGCGCCGAGCAGGGAAAGCCAGTCGGTAGAGAGTAGTAGTGGTAGGATGTCTTTCATTATTTGCGGAGGTTACGGATTGCACTGATGCAGCCAAGGATACCCGCAAGGGTTCCCACGGCGAGTGAGGAAAGTTTGAGCCACATCTCCATGTCGGCGTGGGTAGCTAACGAACTGATGAGAGCTACGATGGAGCCGATAAATGGTGTGGCGTGGTCGTTCATGGTTCAGATTCGCAAACAGAGTTATCGTCAGGGATGAGTTCCAGCACTTTCGCCTTCACCACTTCGCCAGTGGCTTCAATCACGATCTTATTGCCAGTCTGAGCAGCAGCGCCGAATGCTTCGCAGAGCTTCAAGATTTCAGTGCGTAGTTCGGATGGATTCATGGCAGTTGCGCTTTGATTTGTGCGATGAGAGACTGGCGTTCAGCGTAGGACAAAGAAGCGGCAGCAGTGCCGATTCGCTGAACTGAAATAGCGTAAGCAGTCGCAACATAGCTATCCACTGCCTTCGTGGTGACGTAGGATAGATAGCTTTCTTCTGTGTAAGGTGTCGCGCCTTCTGCAAGTGCAGCGTTAGCCGTTGCCGTAGCGGTAGCGAGCGCGTCCAGTTGTTCCTGATTGAGTGTCAAATTTAGAATCATATTGTTGAGAGTAGGATTTTGTATTCTGTTCCGCCGATTTTAATTCGTGCAGTATGCGTAGAAGCTAGCACCACATCAGCTGAAGCTGATTGAGTGGCAAGATTTACCAGTCCTGTGCCAGCCGTGGTAATGTTGATATCCACATTATCTGCTCCAGTGCCTGCGGTTTCTGCTGCAAGCGTAACCAATGTTGAGGATGATGCTAAAGATGCGCGAACATAGTTGCTAGCATCGGTATAAGTGCCGTAAACTCGGCTTGTCTGTGCGTTAGTTCCGTTGCGTTGACCGAAGATGTTAGCCGCATCTTGATATAAAGCTACCGCTGGGCCAAGACCACCAGCTGTTGTGTTGATGCCAAGATAACCAATGGAAACAATGCCACCCGCTGGTAGTAAGGTAAGGCAATCTGAACTGGCTACACGTAATTGCATAGAAGTTCCTCCTGTGTAAGTCAATTCTAGCGACCTAGTTGAAGCATTGTTGTCAACTCCACAACGAAAGTTAATGACTCCATTATAAACGCCTGCTGCTGATGTGGCGTTAATTGCTCCAGCAGTTGCATTAGGAACTGTTAGAGCACCCGTGAGAGTGCCTCCAGTGAGAGGGAGAACTCCAAGATTGGTTCTTGCCGCTGCATTAGTTGCCGAACCCATGAAGGTATCAATATCGGCTGATGTCGTTAAGTTAGGCATAGTAGTTAAGGTCGGGTGAAGTAGCTAGTTCCGTCAGGTCGCAGGTAATAGCTGGTTCCGTCAGGACGCAGATAATCGAATACGCCTGGAGTGACATCAGACGAGAAGATTGATGTTGGCTTAATGTTAAGCGAAAGAGTGATGGCAATCATCAGAGACTACACTGGGAGTTTATAAGCGCGAACTTTGCCAGATGTCAGAGTGAAGGCAGTGATGCCTAGACCATTGATGAGTGTGGTTCCTGCTGGAATGGTAAATCCAGTCATGGCATCACCTGTCTTGCTGTTCTCGGTGAACACGGAGAAAGTAGCATCAGCTAGAACTTGAATTGCATAGAACTTACCAGTGACTGCGGTTGTTGAGGTTTCAACATCCACTCCATGACAAGCACCTGCTGCTCCTGCGATATTTACGTTATTTTGCATATTTAGTATGTGAAGACTCTCATTGTTTTGACCTGTCCTTCAGAGCGAAGAACACGGTCAACTTGTAACATCTTTGATTGTTCAGCTTCCTCATCAGCTCTAGCAGCAGAGTCAAACTGTGACTCAGAGCGAAGGTAGTCGGAAAGGATAGCGCGAACAAGGTAGTCTGCGGTGAAATACGGGACTTCTACAATCTCCCAACGTGCAGGAGTGTTGACTGGATTACCGCCTGAGTTACCAGCAGCAATGCAGGTGTAGAAGTTGCCTGATCCACCTGAAGTCTTGGAAGGTTGGTAGCTTCCTGTAAGCGTGCCAGTGTCGAAGTAGATCTGTGCTCCTACGGTATAGTTAAGGCTAGGGTCATACGCTTCACCGAAGAAGGTCACTGGTGGTAAACGATACTCTACCCATACTGGGTTAGTAGAACTTAGCATCACGATGCGGGAGGAGTCACCGCTATCATCGAGATAGTAGCTCACGTTCACTGCTCTAGCAGTCACGCGAGGATTGAGTTGGTAAACATTCAAAATGTCACCATTAGCTTCTGTAATGTTGATGTAAGCAACCGACTCTGCGTCTGTCGTTACTGCCATCTCTTCGACACGGACAAGATCAGGCCAAGGTTCCTGTTCCCAGATGTCAGAGATACGCTGAGTAGCGAAGTCACGAATCATGCGAAACGTCGAGTCTTGAATCGTCGAACGATCCATTCCGCACAACGTTACGGTTCGGTATAGAATCTCGCTAAAGTTAGTTGTTCTCACGCAAAGACTTTACGGTATTTAACATTACGAGTCGAGGGCGAACCAGCATAACCAACATGGATTTCTTTTGTGCCACCGCTATTCACTTTGCAGTAGTCGTTCTTTTCCATGTAGCGTTTCCTGAATGCCTTATCTTTCCAGCAGTCGTAGCCTAGCTTCTGACCCCAGAAATGGAACGAGTCTGTGTTTACTCGCATTTGCAACTGACCAATGCCGTCAATCGACTTTGCACGGATTTGGTTAATCTGTCCTACACTTTGCGTTTGAGCCTCAGCCATTACCTTTTGAAAGTTCCATCCTGTTTTGAACTCTTTGAGCATTGCTCCGTGAAGTTCTTCGGGGATTTGTTCGATCATAAGTAATGGCTGAGGATTGTGTTACGCGATGCGGGAGGCATTTAGCCTCTGTGGACTATGACGTTGCAGCAAACTTACCAAGACCAAGCGGGTTCTTGCAAACAAGACCAGCAACGGCTTTGATGAGTCGAGCAGGACCACCACCAGCATCAGGAAGTTCTGTCACTTGTGGGAGACTGGTATAACGCAGTTCGAGTAGGTCCATATCAAGGACATAACCACGGAATGCGTTATGATTGAACAGCGTTGGATGCAAGCGGAGGGAACCAAAGTCACCTTCAAACAGATCCACCGAAGAACTGATCGTATCGCTGTAAGCATCACGCTGAAGTGTGCGAATGCTCTGATATGCATCAGTGCCAGAAGCTGTTGCAGTGTAAAGCAGATTGCTGAAAGCACGCTTCAGAGTTGGACCAACAACAGTGTCATAGGTCTTCATCTGTCCAGTCTGACCGTAGATGCTGGTAAGAACACCCTGAGCATCAGTTTCGGCAAACGAAGCGGTTGCGGTAGTGTTGATGCTAGTGGTTGGAGTCAGATAAGCGGTTGCGATTGGTGCAACTGTGCCTGCGGCGTTGGCAATCCAAACACCAAGAGCTTTGGTGAGATATGGAGTGGTTCCACCTGCATCAACCTGTGCAGCGTTGTCACTGCAAACTGTCAATTCCATGTCACGCTTGAGGGTTTTGATGCCCTTGGCGACCATTCCAGCAAGCTCGTCACGAAGACCAGCAACAATGGAAACGTCCACCGAAAGAGGAGAAACGCGGATTGCACGCTGGAAGACCTGAACGTAGTTGGTGAGAACTGCACGGCCAGAGTTAAGGTTTTCGTATGCGGAAACGTCCACACCATCAACAGAACCAGTGCTCACGGCAGTTGGCATGTTGTCAGCCTGGAACTGAAGTAAGGTATTACCTGGCTTGTTACCTTTTGGAATCATCGACGTTACAGGAGTGTCCTTAGCGTCAACGAGAGTGATGTAGTCAGCGAGATCTTCGCGTTTACCTTTTTGACTGATTTCAAATAGTGCGGCCATAATATTAGAGTATTGAGTTTGTTAGGTTACAGGAACCTCTCAGCAAGAAGTGCTTTGAGTGAGTCCTGATTTGGGTTTTTCCTGAATGCTTCCTCAGTGGAGCGAGCCTTCATTGACTTTGAAGTTTGAACAGGTGCAGATGCTGTCTGCTTCGGATTTGATGGAGCTTTCTTAATAGCAGTTGTTGGCTTGACTTTAGATTCCCGAATCCGTTTACCTTCGATCATGTCTCCAATGGAGAGCTTGAAATCAGGGAACTTTTGGATCTCTGGGAACTCACGAATCAAAGCATTAGCATACTGATACTCGGAGCTTGCGCGTTGTTTCCAGAACGGATAATTCTTCTCAGCTTCTACATCGAACTGCTTTCGCGTTTGAATGTAATTCATCTGAGCAGGTAAATGTTCTTCGAGTGCATCAACAGCGTTGAGCTTGATCTTACGGATGTCTTCCGCAGAGTATTCAATCTCTTGACCATCTTTGCCAGCTACAACAGCACCATCAGGATTCTCTTCAGCCCACCGTCTGACTTGTCGAGCATTTCGGATCTCCGCATGAACATCAGTGTCACTTTGTAACTTGAAGTATGGGTTCAATCCTTCGCCAGTTGCTACGATCTCCCTCTCAGGATTAGCAGCGCGCGTCTCTGTCTCGGCTAGTTTTTCAGTGAGAGCATTTAGCTTTGCCTCGGCTTCCTTCTTCTGAGCGACTAATTTGTCGATCCGCTTTTGGACTCCTTTGGAAAGTTGCTTGTCCTGTTTATCTTCATCGTCAGCTTTAGACTCGTCTGCTTCGTCAGCATTATCGTCTTCAACGTTAGATTCAGTGTCAGATTCCTCTGATTCAGTCTCATCCTCTGCGATTTCCTCGCTAGATTCTGATTCCTCTTCTTCGGTGTCTGTCTCAGTTCCAGCCTGAGTCTGCTGCTCTTCTGGGTCAGCGAAGAGTGTCTGTCTAAGCAGGGAAGTCAGACCTTCAGTGTCTAACGATTTGCTTGGCAACGTGGTTTTGGTAGGTTCACTAACCGTTTCGGTGGATGTAGGCATAAGCAAGAGGTTTAAAGACCGTCTAGAGGTCAGACTAACAAACAGAGCTTGAGAAACTCAGGAACATTTAAATTCTAAACTCACTTTATTCAGCGTCAAGGGTCGCTAAACTCCAACTCAGTCTCTGAACGTGTCGAATAGTCCTCAATAATAGCACGCAGATCAATCAGAGCGGCTACTTGCCCAGCATAGTATGCACGGTCTTCACCTTTATTGACCACATCAAGCACGCTAGACAGTGCGGAGTTATGCTCACTCTGAATAACAGCGTAGAGGGCATCCCAGAACGCTTTTGTGCCTAGTTTGAGCGTGAAGGCTTCGATGACTTTGGTTTCTTCCATATTACATCTGTGGAGGTTGTTGCTGTTGCATCATCTGGTCACCGACTGGCGTTACACCAGTGCGGCCAATCTGAGCATTCTGCTGCTGCATTACGCTCATCTGCATGTTCTTAACGTAGTTCTGCATCAAAGTCTGGAACACTGGATCTTGCTGTGCCGCTGCCTGCGCTTTTGGATTCTTGGAGATAATGTCCTGAACGTATTGCATACGAGTCTCCGCAGTAGGATCGTTTTCTTTATACATCGGCTCGTTGCCTAACATCATCATGCCAATGTCAGACTGCACCTCGCGGAACATCTTCTCAGATGCGCTTGAGTTGTCCATGATCAAGTCACGGGCAGACTCTGGTGCAACGGCTTCAATGATCATCTGGATGAGCTTGTTACGGTTAAGCACTCCACCGGAGTCGAGAGGGACAACAAACGATGAGATAGCTTGTAGCTTCTTCGCAACAAGGTCGTTATCCAGAGACTGGATGTTGAAACGCACCATGAAGTCAAAACTACTAGCAATGTCGCTCACGTTGCTAGGAAGCTGGAAGCCTGTAATTCGCTGAATCTCTTCAGGTGGCATATATTGCAGGCACAAACTGAACATCTGATTGTAGATCTTGGACCAACTGCAAAGCCAGCGATTAACCAACTGCTGCTGCATGAGTTGCGTCTTGATCGGCACTACCGAAGCACGGTTTAGACCAAAGTAATTAGCGTGATTATTCTCGACACGTTCAATCAGGTTGAATGCAGTCGTAGGAGCACGGTTAGGAGACTCTAACCAAGAGTAATCATCAGGACGGGTAACAGGAAGCTGAACGCCTGGACCAATCTTGTTGATCTGACCAATGCGCTTCACCACTTTCATCGGTGGCAACGTCTCAAATGCTGTTCGGTCACGAATCGAGTCGTGTTGAGCTTTGATTTCGTCCTGATCTGTGATGGTTAGCTCTGGAATACCTCGGCTTTCAGTGATCGGACGACGAACAACCTCACGGCGGAACTCAATAAACGGATACTCACCATGAGCATAGTCTAACAACTCATGTTTGGCATACAAGTCCTGCTCCACAAGCGGAGAGAACACCGTGCAATAGATTGCAGCGATGCCGTCCTTGTCGATCTGACGAGTGTAAGCATAGCAGATCTCAATCAGGTTGTCCTGTCGGATGATCGGAGATGCACCCAGAGCAGTGATCGTGTCGAGTGGGTTAGTATACCACGATTGCTTGCCTGCTGTCTCGACTGCTTGGTCAATAAACTCTTCATCCCACTCTTCTTCTTTGACCTTGGAGCGTAAATCCACCTCGTTCATGTATATGCGGCGGAAGATGACACGCGCAGATTGCAAGTCCATCGTCTCAGGTGGTAGTGCAATCTCCTCAAATGGCTTGAGAGCAGTGACACAAGGTAGGTTCTTGCTAATGTAGGTTTCATACATTTCACCTTCACCAGTCTCACGAAGCTGCTTCACAAACTTCTTGATGTCGCCTAACTTAAAGTCTGGCAGATTCATTGAAATCAACTGTGCAGCTTGGTCCGCTGCTTCAGGATTCATAATCAAGTCAGGAAGTTGTGACAATGCTGATTCTGGTCCTGCCTGTTGTGAAAGTGCAGCGATTTCGTCCATGCTGATCTTTTGGAGACGTTTGGAGAACTCTTGATCCCATCCTACATGGTAGATCATCCAGCCGTAGTGCAGACCATACTGTGAACCCAGCTCAACCTCACGGGAGATTTCAGCCCGTAGCTTTTGCTGCGTGATCCAGTTCATCAGTGTGCTGGCAGCACTTGCCATTGCCATGTCGTTGAACTCGGTTGGTAGAACGCCAAGCTGCGAACGCTCAAACGAGGTCGTTAGAAGGCAAGAAAGCTCATTAATAGTCGAATCAGCCAGTCTATTCCTAACATCAGACGCGCCTTCAAATGGAAACGCTTGTCGATTGTTAGGCAGGTTCTCAGAATGCTTCTTCCCATCATCGGATTGTCCAGCCCATCGGCAGAATCGAATGTCATCGGCAGCGTTTAGCCTTTCTACGTTAGCGGTTGTGTAGAGTGAACGTGTTAGCTCTTTCGAGAGTTCAAGAACGTCTGGCGTTTCGGAATAGAAAGCTAGTTTGTCGCTGCTGTTTGATTTTTTCATATTAATAAGAGCCTATTTCGCCTTGAGGTTGGTAGCTTTGACTGTTTTGATGGGTCGGATTCATCACCGCTAGATAGCGTAGAACGTCAACGGGATCTTTAGTTGCTCCCTTGTCTCCGTCTGCGCCCGTCCACTCTCGGAGTGAGTAAATGATGTTTTTGCACGTTTCACTAACGTAAAGGTTAGGCTCATTGTGAATAGCAAGCAAGGGTTCGTCCTTATTCCATGCTAACCAGTTGTTAATAATGCTAACGCCTTCCTCGATTCGGAGTCCAGCAGCAGGTGTGAACCACATTGGGTCGGGATCTTCGGCTAGGAGGTCAGTCAGACTGGTTCCTCCATCCTTCCCGATAGCTTGAGTGCCACCTGCTCTAGGGTCAATAAACCTGTCAGTGATCTCTTCCTTACCTTCTAGCTCTTCGATGAGTGCTTTGTAGTCGTTGATGCCTCTACCAGCACCGTTTCGTTGTGCTGCGCCTGCTTTTCCGTCTGGTTTGTCGCTTGGAATAGCCCATTCACCTAGATCAATGCTGGGCCATTCACGATAGATGAACTTTCTACCGTGTTCGTCCACTCGGAGCCACAACATGAACCAGTTACGAGCACCAGCAGGATCCATTGCCATGTAATTTGTGCCCTTTTCGGGTATCTGATCGTCAGGAATCACGTTCCAGTTACCGAATTTAGGGAATTGGGAGCCTGAAAGACTCTCTGCCCATCCATAAGCACGGATTTTGATCTCATAGTTGGTTCGTCCATGTAACGCTCGTTTAATCTCGGAGAATGGAGAGTAGACGTTAAGCTCCGAATGGAACCAGATAGCCCTGTTACTCGGATTATGGCAGGTAGCTTGGAACGGCATCATCCCACGTTCACCACCAGGAAGGTTGATGGAGTCTTTGAGCAGTGAAGCTGGAAGCCATTTCGTGATCATCGCACCTGCAATGTATTCTTTAACCACCGAAGTGTAGCCAGAGATGGGAGTAAAGGTCAGAATCATCTTACCTCGTCTCGTCGCCGTTCGGTAACGTAGCGTCTTGATCCAGTCAGCAGTGATTTCTTCGTCAATCCAGATCAAATCTACTTCACCACCTTCAATAACCTTGATGTCTTGAGACTGATTCAGGAACCAACACTGGCTTTTGTTAGGCAGAACGAAGGTGTTGTCAGAGAAGCCGTTCTTCTGCGTGAATGCTACGTTGGTTATCTTGGTTTTGCGGGCAGTCTTGAACTCGGCTGGAAGGTATTTGTATACCACAGGCTGCTGCATCTGCACGCTGCTCATGTTGGTCGTATGGATGCACCAGACTCGTTTACCTGGGTTTTGCGACAGGTATTGAGCTACTCGTTTAGCTGCATACTCAGTCTTAGACGCACGGTTCCCACCGAAGATCATCAACTCTGAGATAGCTTGGTCAGACAGCAGACCATCAGCAATCTTCCAATGATCTGGCTCGTAGCCGTGCCTGTAAGGATCCATTGTCTCTGCCAGAATCTTATCCTCACGCAGTTGCAGCAACTCACAAGCACGGTCAATGCCCTTGTTTTTGATGATGTTCGCTATTGTCTCCGCACTCGGAGCGACCATGATAGGATGTGGCGTAGGCGTGTATTTGCCTAGCGTCTCTTTGGATACTTCGTTGATAAACATGCAATTATGCTACCACTTCGCCTTATCAGCCCAATATGCTGCACTCATCTTACCCCTCTTGATGTTGTCAGCGTGCCTAGCTTTAAACGATGCTCGACGATCTTTAGCAGCTTCACTCTCACCTTTCTTCGGTGGAGAGCCTGAAACGCCTTGTTGACCAAAGCGAATGGTCTTTACCTTGTCGCCTTGCTTGGCTACGACAACATGAGATTTGGTTGGATGTGAAGGTGTGCGCTTCGGCTTGTTGTAGCCAGTCACGCCAACTCTAGTGAGTTTGGAGTCTTTCATACTAGTTAAGCTCTGATCCCTCAGACCTAACGCACGCACAATTTAGCTTCTCAAGGACTTTTTCCGCGAAATCTTGATCTAGTCCAAAGTCGGAGATGTAGTCGAGGAACTCAGGATAGAACTCTTCGATAAACAAAGCCATCGCATCCAGTTCCCTTATCGTAAACCTAATTGAGTCAGTCGCTTTCATTTTTGAGAAAGTAAGTCACGAATAAAGGCTAGCAAGGGTGAGATTGCCTCTTGTTCCAGTTGACACATAGCTCTAAAGTCACATCATAGATAATGGTTTGCTCTGTGGGATCGGAGTGATCTGCTCTACTTGCAAACCGCAACTAGTCCGACTTTGATCCCGCGAAGTCGGGCTTTTTGTTTGTTGGGCATCTCTGCCTAAAATAACCTTCAGTGTCACTGCGTTGTGCTCCATGGGAAGGTGTTGGGATTTCGGTGGACGATGGATAACAGATCAGTCGTCCTAAAGTCGCAGGTGAAAGCCTGGGCTGCTACTTGAATCGTTTGATCCGTGTTTACTGAGACAACCGAGCGGAGAGATTCAAGTTTTGCGATGATGTTCCTGATTCCTGACGAATAAGAAACTAAACGCTAGCAGTATCCCAGCAATGGGACTGCTATGCTCAAATGAAGCCATCCAGCCATCGGAATAAGTGTTGAACTATCAAGGAATCCTTGTCAGTTGGATTACGCCTTCGTCTCGTATTGGCCTTTATGCTCATCATTACCCGTCATAAACTCACGCCTAACGAGACATTTAAGCGGTGGAATACTAGCTTCGTGTAGTGGCATATTTGGTTAGTCTATCATTTCGTTGACATCAACAAGATTCTTCTGAGATTTTGGTTTTCAGTCAGTGCCGCCATGAGCGTTTCCTGTCGGTTGATTAGGCGTTCATTGAGTTCGGTGATTTCGCGTTCGAGTTGGCGGGCGAAGGTGTAAGTCTTTGCAAGTTCGACGTCAAAGTCTTCTGATTTCATTGCAACTGAGTGTGCATCTGTTCGTGGTGTTGGTGTTGGTGTTGGTGTTATCATAGTTGCTCCTTTCCGCCCTCCTCATGGGAGAGCTTGGTGTTCTCCCAATGGAATGCCATTGCAGCGGCGATCCCTGGGTAAGTGGTGGATCTCAGCTTCCAGCGGTCATCACTGGGCGCGAGTTTGTTCTGTCCGCCGTCCGTCTGGTTTGCCCATCGGGGCTTTCCATTCACGATCCGAGGCGGGACGTTTTCCGTTGGCTGGAGCTTCGGGAGGTTTTTCAGCCACAGGCACGTTGCCTTGCTGGCATCATGCCCGAACTGGTGCGGGTGGATGATTTGATCCGGCTTGCGGATTCGGCTGGAGATGATCGACACCGGGTTTTCCAGCGCGATGCGCGGGATGTTTGCACCCATGAGCAGGCGCACGAAGTCCAGGGCTTTTTCTGTCTCTTCCCATCCGCGCCCGCGATTGTTCCAGTGGATTCCCGATACGCTCAGATAGGTGCATGGCGGGTGGCAGATCATCAGATCCCATCCATCATCCAGCACGTCGCGCACATCGCCTTGATAGTGCTTTCCGGGCTTGTCCGTTGGCAGTATGTCGCAGCTCATCGCGTCGTGTCCACGGGCGGCGAAGGCATCCCGGACGGTGCCGGAATACTCGCACGCCACCAACACCCTAAAAGGGAGAACAAGACGCTGCATGGAACGCCGAGGAGCGTCCTGCGCGAGTTCGAGAGTCATTTGGTCGGCGTCCATGAGCTTATGCGTTCCCCTGCTTCACTTTCGCCCACCTCGCGGCAGACGCTTTAGCCGCCGCAAGTGAGCGTTTAGACGGCTCGCAGTTTGGTTTGTTTCGGCGATGCCCCAAGCAATCAATCGGAGTTGTGAACCACGTTCCGCAACGTGGACACACAACTAAATTTTTGGGATACCAACTCATTCTAAATCCTCCTTTTCGCTTAGAAAATAGTGAAGAAATTCCCCTTCGCATGAGGATACTGGCGGCGGATTTCCCTGTCTGCCTCTTTCTTATTTTTTGCCCGGGCTGCGGTTGAGTAGGGAGACCATCTTACTTGGTATCGGTATAGTTTCATAGGCGTAAAAGCGAACAAGACGATGGAGGACAACAGCCTTCCGTTGAGTCGTTTGATGTATGCATAGATTTGTTATTTGCGTGCCTCCCACAGTCGCAGGGTCGTGCCGATTGCTTCGCAGCGTTGGGCTGCGGTGGCTGTCACCAGATCGAAGTCTGAAAAAAATTGCTTGCTTAGTGGTGATGAATTTTTAATTAATCTAATTAAACTCCGTGAGTAATCCAACTGAATGCTGGAATCCTGAAATACTTTTAACTCCAACTCATGCACCGCGTTGAGGTCGGTGAAGTAGTCGGGAACTGTATAAACACCACATGAATTAGGGTAGCATTCCCTCCATTGAGTTCTGGCAGCGTCGGTAAACACACAACCATTCGCCTTTGTTTGGTTTGGAATAAAGGGGACATCTATAACTTTTAAACCACCAGCCTCCGCCAGTTTGATTCGTTTTTGTTCTTGGGTCATTTCGTTTTGCGTTCGTAAACTGGTTTATAGTAATTAAGCCTAAAGACTCTGACTGCTGATTTAGAGCAGTTGAGAATATGAGCAATACTCAAGTTAGAGTTCTGTCTCCAAGCTCGATCACTGATTAAAGGTAGTTTTTCCTTCAGCCAGCTTCGTTTGCTCTTGTCTAACGCTTTTGGTAATCCTCTGGCGTTTCTAGCGTTTCTAACGGATCTGACACAGCATCCTAGTTGAGATGCAATGTTACCGTTCGTCTGACTCCAGTCGGTAATGGAGTCGAATGGTATTGCCAAGCTCATTAGACTTTCTCGATGGTTTTGAATTGAGCACTAACACCGAAGCTCTTTACAGCCTCCATGTTAGCTTTCTTTTCCGCAGACATGATGTTCATGGCTTGAACACTGACTTCCTTGGTTTCTTCACCGACTTGATACGTTGCCTTGAATGTGTAGTTTTTTCTCATAGAGACTGGATGTTCACACTAGCTAGAACACAATGCAAATTCATTTATCAGTATTTACCAAGCTTTCTCGGTTGGTATTTACTCATCAGGTTTAGACCATCCATCCGAATGATAATCTTCATTCCAGGTATAAACATGTAGCTGTCTTTGCAACGACAAACGACTTCCTTACCTCGATACTCCACAATCATCGCCTGCCTGTTTGGAAGCCTGCAACGCTTTACGATAGCTGTTTCTTCACCTTCGAACAGCTTCTCTGTAGCGTTCATTGGCTTATGAGGGATGTTTTCGGATCTTTCCTGCTCAGATTCCATTATCGGGTTAAGCTTAACGAATCCAATAGTCTCTTCAAACGACTCAACAGCCTGCTCGTTGATAGGCTCAACGTCATCCCGCTTGATTCTAGCTAGGTTTAGGATCGTCTCACCGAAGGAGTTCACGAAGAACTTGTGGCCTACTTTCTGGAAGCTACCAGAGATTGGTAGAAGCAGTTCTTTAGCTTCCTTCTTTGTGAAGCCATGCTTCTCAGCGGCTAGGAGTAGTGGAAGGGTTCCTTCAGGTGGTCTAACTATTTTGGATTTGGCTTTCATTTGATGGGTATTTGATGGATTTTTAATTTAAGGTAAGAGAATAAATGCTGCAATGTGACGACCTATGCCCTTGCCAATGCTACCATCTTCAGTAGCCAGCCAGCGAACATCTCCAAGATTTCGGACATTCATTACTCCTATGCTTTTTAGCATCATCAGCACCCACGTGTCCACTGGATAGACCACCACGGAGAGCTTGCCCTTGGCTTGCTCCTCTATGGCTTTCCGCATCCATGCGGTCGGGCCTTTCTTCTTCCCTTGGTGCATAATCGAACCAAAGGGAGGATTTACCCAGTTTCGCTGCCCCCATTCACAGGTCAGCCCATCGAAGTCGTCAGGTTTAGGATATGGACATGGATCAAAGTCAAATGGACCGTAATCAGCTACTAATTGAGCTATTGCAGGCTCATCCCACGGAGTCAGCCAGTAGTGTTTGCCGTCCTGACTATTGCCCTTGTGAAACTTGTTCAAAGCAGGTTGAAGTTGAGATTGATGATTCATTTGTATGTTTCCTTATTGTGGCTTTGAATGGCAACTTACTTGCGACCTTTATTTACAACTCGCAAGTTCACGTTCTAGCTTTCTCCTTTTGCACCAGTTAAGAGCGTTTGCAAGTCTAGGGTTAGCTAGGGAGAGTCTTTTGTGAATATTTTCTGGTAGCGGTGATTCATCCAACTTTTTACAGCTGTAGATTTCTAGACCCCCTCCGCCCCTATCCTCATCGTCACTCTTGAGATTGCGTCTCATCAGTCCTAATTCGTTGATAATCAGTGTATCTGCGCTATTCATTACAGTCATTGTTTGTAGTTAAGCCGTCTTATTGAGACTCTATTGTCTCCGTAAACTCACCTTCAACGACTATTCCCTCACTTCGGAGTAGTTCATTGAGGCTTCCTTGGTCGATTCTGAGCCTATGTTCGACTACTGTTTGAGGCTGATCATGGAGTGCTTGGATTTTGTCAATCGCCACGGCAATAGCGATGGGTAGAGAAGCCAAAGGCATATCATCAATCTCTCTCACCAGTCTCTCACTACCTTTAGAGACAAAGTGACTCAATGTCGCAGCAGTAGACTTCTTCCAGCTAACTAGATTAAATCCCTCAGCTTCATCCTCCAGCTTATTCTTCAGCGCAGTCACAGCATGAGTCGAGGTTTCATGCTTCTTAGCACAAGCTACCACTCCTAAACCTTCCTGTAAGTCTGCAATGATAGCTTCTCTCTTCTCATCTGGAATCTGATTCCCAGTATTCCGGTTGTTAGTTGTCTGCAATCGTTCCATAAAGCCTATTTCCTTTCGATTCTAGAGGTTTCTAGAGTGTCTCCGCTATCATCTATCACATCATCATTCAAAGGTGGGTTAAATCGCATGTAATGATTAAAGTAGTCCTCCAAAGCAGTAAACTTAATATCCTCCTGAAGTTTAGTGATAACTGGCATCTTGCAGAGTGCTTGAGCTAGTTTGTGGGCTAGTAAGTCTGTGGTCATTGAGTGCGATGTTTAGGTGTTTGATTAAAGCGTCAGCTAATTTAGTGATGACTATGTTTCTTGATCCGTGAATAGTAAGGCTCTTAGCTTTGAGATTTGGAGACATTGAATCCCACAATTCTGTGGCAACTTGAATGTCAGGTTGGAATGTTTCGGTCTTCATGTTAATCTTCGTGTGCCTGCCGGAACTTGTAATACTGTCCCAAGAAGTCCATCTGCTTTTCCCAAAACCTTTCACCTGTTCTGTTCTTGATGCACTTCAACAGTCTCTTCGTGTCATCCTCATCTACCTTCTCAATATAGATAATATAATCAGCATCCTGTCCAATAGCTCTGGATTCTCTCAACTGTCCAAAGTCATTAAGTTGAGATGCAGTCAAGATAACCTTACCACACTTAACAGCAGTCCTCTTCAATCGTCTGGAGATGCTAGCAATGATCTCTTCTCTTGATCCCTTCTTATTCCCATCATCTTCCATCAACTGGAGATAGTCCACCATAGCAACATCACAGTCTGACTGCTCAATGTCTGCGAGGATCTCCGTAGCAGTAGCTCCATTAACGTCAACGATGTCACACTGAGCTTTAGATAAAGTCTTAACTGCTGCAAGCATTGCCTGTTGCTCTGCTCTGGTCATCATTCCCTTCCATACCGATTGGTTGTCGAGGTTGCCCTGTGAGCATAACAAACGATAAGCCTGCTCCTGCTGAGTCATCTCTAATGGGTATATCCTGACCTTCTTTCCAAGAGCAACAGCCGATTCGAGGAAGTTCTGCATCAAGACTGACTTACCGTCTCCAGGCTTACCAGCTATCACCCAGACTCTTCCACCTTGCATTCCACCTGTTTTGGAGTCGATAAAAGGAAACCCAGTCGAGATACCTGGTAACTTGCTGCCAGCTTGAACTCGTTTCTCAATATCCTCGATAAGTGTCATGGTAAGCTCACCGATAGGCTTGGAGGCTAACGGCTTACCTTGGATCTTGCTGGAACCTTCAATCACCTTCTCAGCTTCACTCAGTATCGCTGGAATCTCGTTTAGAGGTAGGTCAAGAGCCTGCTCTGTGAGTTCGAGTGCATCCTTGTAGGCTTGGACTCGTTGAACCAGTTCGTAACGCTGTCTGAGTTCGGAGACTGCTAGAGATATGTTATGTCCTGAGACGTAACCTGTGAATAACTCCGTTAGCCTGAATGCTCCTCCGACTTCTTCCAGCTTACCCAGATGCTGTAGATTTGCGGTAAATGAGACGAGTTCAGGTGTTTCATCTCTACCAATAGTATTTACCAACTCGATAAATACAGGTCGTAGCATCGGAGCGAACATGTCAGCGGTAATAGCATGAATGTGTTTACTCAGAAACTGTGGAAACTGGCAGAAGATGCTAATGAGCAGTTCCTCGTTGGCTCGTTTGAAGATGTTCATAGGATGTCGAATTTACTTAGTTGGCGAGGTTTGATGAAGTTAACTGCGTTCTTTTGACTGGGCATGTATCCACATAGCTTGTATTTATTTATTCCTGACTTCCAATCTTTGCAGGGACTCTTTCCATTCATCCATCCGTTAGCGGACCAATTATGAAACATGAACTCACCGTCACTTGCTGGTAATCCAATCTCAACTGCATAAGCCTGTAACTCTTCCAGAGTTCCTCTAGCTTTTGATTTTGTCTTTGTCTCTGTATCTTCTTTTGTATTTGTATCTGTATTTGTATCTGTATCTGTATCTGCTTGGGGAATCTGGTGTGACTCTGGTGTGACTGATGTGTTACTATGCGTTACTATTTGAGGACAAGTAGATGCATTTCGCTTCATCTTCTCACGATGCCTAGCCTGTCGAATAGCAGACTTCTCAGCGCGATCAGCATCAGATGCCATGTCTCGATACTTGCTATGGTTAAGCAAGTGCCAACCACCATCAATCAGTTCGATCCTACGTCCTTCGTCGTCCTTGGTGCGACTATCAACGTCAGGAGACAGGAACTTAGTGATAGCAGAACGACAAGCTTCGACTGGAACTCCAGCAATACGAGCAAGGCCAGGAATAGAACCTTGCACCTCACCGTTCTTGTCAGCGATTGCCAGCATGGTGATCCAGACAATGCGAGTCTGATCGTCCTCCGACCAGATTGTGGATGTGATGATTGAATTGAATAGTTTAGTGTATGCCATATATGTTACTGTGCGTTACTTAGCGTTACTGTCACAGTATTAGTTGTTAAATGGCAGTCAAGGACTTGATGCGTAACAGTTGAAGGCTTTGGCAAAGCACATTTAACGCACGTTGCCAGCAGTCCCGTGCCTGCATTGATGATGATCTTACCTTTACCAAGGCAGTGTTTACAGATGCTCATGCTGCTTTGTATTTGCTCCGTTTGGTTGCGACTAGCGGGAAGCCGATCTCTTCAGCCCACTTCCTCATATCATCGATGTTGTATCCTGTCCGCTTTTCAGCCTGGGTTATGATGTAGCCTGCGCTAAGGATAGCGTTTGCACGCTTGAGGATGCGTAGCTTGTCCTCTCGACTCAAGTTAGAGTGTAAGGCGTATTTCTTTGGTTTGTTCATTGTGCTTTGGTGGAAGGTTTAAGCTGCAAGCGGGATCGTATCCCATTCCGAAAGAGCGCAGTCACCTTCAATAATCACCCATCCTCTGCGGAGTGTGCTGCCTGAAGATGTGGCTTTGCCATCGAACTTTCCAAGCTTACTGAGATCAAAGTCTCTGATGGTATGGTCATCTGGACCACTCCACTCCAATTCTACGAGTGTCCCATAGTCGCGGGATTCGATATTAGTGATGGTAGCCTCTGTGTCGGTGAGTGTAATCGTTTTCATAGTGTTCATGGTGTATCGTTGCGCGTTACAGCCGCGCCCCTGTGGGTTGATGTTAAGTAGTTTTTTGCAATTAAAGCATTACCCACTCGCCAGCACTGCGGCGGCTTCCTGGCTGCTTGGCAGCCTTGACGCTAACTTTGTAGCCAAGTTTGCCAGCTTTGTTGATGCTGACTTTAAATCCGTATTCTGCGGACATTTTAGCGAGGTATTTTGTGGTTTTTGTTGTCATAATGTTTGTTGTGTTTGGTTTCGACTACCCACATATATACCACCTCTCCAAAGTAGTGCAACTAATCTTTTAAAAGATTTTAATCCTTTTTTGAGCCTTGGACCAGAGCACAAGATAAGCCTCCAAAGGCATCAGGCATGTCCCATAGAGATAGTTGATAACTGAGCTATACGGAATGCCAGCCGCTGTAGCCAGCTTCGGCAGGTCCTGCGCAGGAGGCGATGAAGTTGGCGTTGTTTTGCTCGTTTTCTTCGTAAAATGGGTGTCGGTGGTGAGTTTCCTCACTCATGTAAAAGAGGTCACATATAGTATCATCAGCCTCGACGGAGAATGTTTCCCAGTTGCGGTCCATATTAACACTCCACTTCCCCACCGTCCGCCTTTCAGCAATAGCGAGGAGTTGTTGGCACTTGGCTTTGATCTTTTCGAGGTGTTCGGTGGTGGTCATTTTGGAATCATTCACCCACGGGACGCCGAGGGCAGGGTTATAGAAGTCTTTCAGGCTGTCAGTGGGGGTCATGGTGTTTCCCCTTTCGCCGCTGAGATTAAACGGGCGCGGAAGTTCTCCGTCATCTGCCCAAGTGTTTCTCCGCACGTCGTAAACCTCCTGATTGATGGGCCGGAGTCCAGAAACTCTATGCGCTTTATAGCATCCCGCGTCGCCTCATTTTCAGCGCGGGCGTCGTCGCGCTCGCGCTCAAGTTTGCGGGCAAACGTGCGCCAGTTGTGATCCGTTCGGATGGCGTAGGTAATAAATGAGTCTGTTTCAGGTGTTGGTTTCATCGTGATTTTATCTATTTCGGCGGTTAAATCTGCGGGCGCTGGCGGGCGCTCATGGTGTCCAGAGGTTGAGTGTGCGCAGGAAAGCCTCGGCGCGTTGGGCGGCGGGGGCGTGGACAGCAACGCGGGCAACTATGATTTCCCACGGATTCGAGTCGGCAGCCGCAACTTTACCGAACTTGTAAAGATGTCCAAGGTAGGTGTTAATTTGACCTGCGCTCAGCACCTCTTCCGCTTCGTGCATGGCATTGAGGTCGTTGAGGTAGTCGGGGCATGCCTTTAAAAAAACTTCACGGACATACTCAGGCGGGTGAAACCCAATGACTAGCCCGTTTGGGTATGTGACAGCGGTTTCAGTGAGCTTCCACCCGCAAGCCTGCGCGATGGCGATTCTTTGTTGTTCTGGTTTCATAGTTTGATGTGTTTATTTTGCGGGCACTGGCGGGCGCTTATGGTAAACTTGCCGATTCTGCATCCCGTGCCTTTTCCGCAACATAGCGAAAGGCCCACGCGCAATCTTTCCGCAACTTGACTTGCTCCTTGTCGTTTCTCTTGTCTGCGATCTTGGCAAAAGATTCTTGAGCGTCTGCGTTGTCGAGCATCCACTGCCGCGCCGTTTTACGCGGAATTGAAGCCTGATCGGTTTGTTGATAATTAATGCCGTGAGGATCGCATATTTCGCAGAAGTTTGGGGCTTGCTCGCTACCGCCACAGTTCGGGCATTGCTGAAATTGCTTATTGCTAGGTAGATGCCGAAGTCGGTCGTGTATCCACCACCGCATTTCCGTGGGCGCATTCTTGTTGATCCATTGGACAGCTTCTTGATCGTTCATTGTGCGTTCCTCATGTCACGGGTTGCGAAGGATTTGGCGATCTTGGCTGGTAGTTGTGCGTAGCGTTTAGGGAAAGCTGCAATCCACTGCTCAACGGTTTTGATGGATTCAAAGCGTTGGCTGATGAACTGGCTTCCTTCGGTGGTGGTGAGTGTCTTCATATTTTCGTGGTGTGTTTGGTTTCGACTGCCCACATATATACCACCTCTCCAAAGTAGTGCAACTAATCTTTTAAAAGATTTTAATCCTTTTTTGAGCCTTGGACCAGAGCACAAGATAAGCCTCCAA